AATCCGCGACTGACCAAATCTTCTTCCTGTTTTACTAAATTTTGACGTTTAATAGGATCAATATTAGTAGAAAGGAAGGGGATAATAACAGAAGTAATGATTTTTTCAGGAACGAACCCCGCTTCATCTAAAATAACAACATTAAAACGATAGCCACGAATTTTATCACCAGAACTTCCAAGAGGTAAAGCAAAAACCTCCGAAGTCCCTATTTTTAATTGATTAATATCTGGGGCGCATTTCTCATCGGTAATAATTTGATGTAATAATGCTGCGCCTTTTTTATTTTTAATTTTTTGTATTTCCTGAAATAGTTTTCTGGTATTTCTAAAGGACGGACCAATAATTCCTATTTTACTCCCCGGATAAACAATTGCGTATAAAATAATAAACACCGCCGCTATCCAAGTTTTTCCAGTTCCGCGTCCCATTACACATAGAACATTATCTTTTTCAAATAACATTCTTAACAATAATTCTTGGAATGGATATAATTCTACACCATCACCACCTGCTCCAGTTAATAATTTAAAAGTAAAAGATAAATTGTGAATCAAAAACTTAGCAAGATAAATTTTAGTTTCTTTGTCGCTAAGTGATCCCTTTAATTCCGCTATCTCGGCATTAACATCTAAAATTCTTTTTTTTACTTGTGGCTCTATAAATGACATTATAGTATTTTATCTTTTTTATATTTTATAACTAGTATTTTTTATAATACTTTTTTATCAATCAATAATTGAATATCTATTGTTTTTATTTTTTTATTTGTTTTTAATATAAATTCTATAATTTTTGCTGCGTGAACTCGTCCATTTGAAAAACATAATTGGAAACAGTTAAACTCTTCATACAAACTACGAATTCTTTTGGAAATAAAATCCACCGTACATTTTGAATGTTTAGTTTGTGGTAAATATTCAAATGATCTAAAGTTATTAAAATTTTCTTCTATTAAAATAATTAAATATCCCCCATCTTTTTTAGCACGACCCAACTCCCTTTTGAATCTTTCATAGCCACTGGAAAAAGTAGAAATTCCATCGCTCAAACTTTTCCTTTCGATTGAAATTTTAGGATTATTTTTTAATGCATAATCACCATATTCTAATTTACTAACAGAAGTAATTATATGCGATTTAAAATTAATAGGGTTTTGCTCCCTCGAATCTTGAATAAGATGAACGGAGCTATCCCAATCTATATCTTTAATTTTATTTTTGTATTTTATTTTAAATCCAAGTTTTTTACAAATTTCAGAAAATGGTAGATTAAATTGTTTTTCATAATATAAAATACTTGGTAAATTAGAAAGTCTTAATAATGCTTGACCTGGCGCATAAACCCAATTTTTTTTAATCTTTCTTTTAATAAGTAAATCAAGAATGTAATCTTTTCCTTCCTCTCCGGCGGATTTTAGCCATGTTTTCATTTCTTGAAGATTTTCAAAATCCGCGTTTAAATATTGATCTGGATTTTTAAAAATAATTAATTTATTGGTCAATTTAGAATAACGTGGATAAAATTTGTGAAAATAATTAGCCAGTTTAATTCCGTGATCCGACCACGGATGTCCGGTGGAAAATTCTTGCCCGCAAATTTTACATATATTATCCATATTAAATAGTCGCTTCTTCCATAGTCATTCCCAGTGCTAAAAGTAAAACATCATCTAATTTTTCAATTTTTCTTACTTCGGATATTCTAGTATCTTTCAATAATTCAGCTTGCCTTAAAAACCGCTGGCGACCATCTTCCTCTCTGAAAAATTCAATAATATTTACAATATTAGCGGTAGCACTATTTTTGTCTAAAATTCTTTTTGACCTAGTAGTATTTAACAGCGAATATAATTTTTGATGACGATTAACACATTCGTTATAAGATGAAGTAACTTTTCCAATTGCTTCTGTTATCCCCATAGAAATTTTTCCATCTGGATCGTCGGTGATACTATCTAAAATTCCGTTAAGTTTTTCTAACTGTTTTTTAATGTCAGAGCTTTGGATATAGTCATTACATAAATTAATATAAAGATTAACCTCATCACTTTGTAGATCGGGTTTATCAAATACACCTCTAATAAATTCACTTTCAAATGCTACTCTTTTTTCAATAGAAGCATAATTATTTATTTCCTGCAAAAATCTCGGACTGTGGAGAAAATTAATTGTCATCTCTAAACATTTTTTGTTATAAGCGGTTACGCTTTGAGAAGTTAAACTAGTGTGTAAATAATTATTAACTCTTTTTAAAATATCGTGAAAGGTAGTCGGCGGCTCATATTTTTCGTCCACCGGAGTCTCTTCATTTTTTCTAACAACTCTTTCGCCAACACTGTCTAAAAATTTATTTATTGTTCTAACTTCTCGACCCAATGGAGCAACCTTTCTATCTGGAAATAAATCTCGCGCCAAATCAATAACTCTATTATCTTTAATATGATTTAAAATAAATTTCTTATGATCGTCAGTTAAAACAACTTCTTCTACTTTATCCCACGTTGCCCCTTTAGCTTTAATTTGCAAATCTGCTAAAATAGCACGACATCTCCTTCCTTCTACTGTTCTGGGATCGGATTCCTGACCTAAAGTAAAGAAAGAAACAATTTCACTTAAACTTGGGATTTTACCCTCTGATTTCTGTTGATTCCAGAATACCGCTACCCGATCTCTTTCTTCTTGTGTATATTTATTGTTTTCCGTGGACATAACAATTAATTAATTAACTATTTTGTATTATAATTTTTTTTACCAAACTAACTATACTTTGTTTTAAATTGGTAATTTGTTTTCTGCCCTGTCTCTCATTTTTATAGTTTAATAATTTAATAATATCTTCCTCTGTTATATTCTCTAAATATAACCAAACAAATATTTTATAATCCGCCAAAGATAATTTTTCTTTTAATTTATTTTTTAAATTTGCTATTTGTTCATCAAAATTAATATCGCCAAATGGTATCGAATGTATTTCGTCTTGATGATCTTCGATGGTTACAGGTAAAGCGCAATCATGGTGAAATTTTTTTTCTAATTCCCATTTTCGATATAATCCACATTCACTCGAAATTTCTCCGTAAAGACTACATAGACTACCTCCCGCGAATTTAGGACAATTAAGGCAAGGTTTAGAAAATTTATAAAAATTATCTCGTGTTAGATTAATTAATTTATTACAAACCACCGTACTGAGCCAGTTACCTAGAGGTTTATTTCTATCATATTTCTCCCACTGACGATGTATTTGAATTAATAATTCTTGTTTTATATCGTCATGAGATATACTGTTAATTACTTTTAACTTCCATTTTCCAATATTTAAATTAATAATTCTATTAATTTGATCTATATTGCCACAAAAGTCATCAGAACCGCTGTCAGAATTAGCCATTATTAACTTTTAGTATTTATAATGCTTTCAACTAAATCTAGTCCTTCTATGGTTTTACCGCCCCATTTTCCCAAATCTTTTTCATCTCCATGTCCAGTAATTTGTTGTTCTAAATCTGCCGCCATTGATTCAAAAATAGAAAAATCAAATTTATCTCCCAATTTCACTCCAAAGGATGAATTAGTACTAATTTCTGGTTCTTTGATTTTAATATATTTGACCGGCGCATCTACATACATAGAACCTTTCTCTGCACCGCAAATGCATTTATTTACCTTTATAGAATTTTCATTTCCACAACACATACAAAAATAAGTTTGAGCCATAATGTTTTATTTATTTAATTTCTTTAAATTTAGTAACAATATATTTACATATAGAAGAACGGACAATATCTTCTTCATCTAATTTAACACAAAATATACCATGTGATTGCGCGTCTTCATTATTAAAACTTTCAATAATTTTATTAAATCCACCTTGTTTAGCTAAAGGTAAATCACTTTGATCTGGGTCGGCGGCTATAACCATTTTAGAGTGCCCCGCTATGCGCGTTAATAGGGTTTTAATCTCTCCAAGACTATAAGACTGGGCTTCGTCCACGAAAATATATTTAGCTGCCCAGTTTGCCCCACGAGCATAATTAACAGGAATAACATTTAGTCTGTCTTCGGCTTTTAATTTTTTAATATCTCCTTCAGGTAACATTTCTGCTAATTTTTCTTCTAATACTGTAGAGTAAGGGGCCAGCTTATCCGACTGATCCCCCGGAAGATAACCTAATTTAGAGGCGGCGTCGGCGGATTCAACAATTGGTCTTACATAATACAAAGATGAAACACGTCTATTTTGTAATAATTGCAACCCAGCTAAAATAGAACAAAAAGATTTAGAACTTCCGGCTGGACCAGATAAAAATACTACTTTTGTATGTTTATCTAAAATTAACTCTAATAATGCCTTTTGTTTTTCGGTTAAGTCGTCCCTATTTCTAATATTTAAATCAAATTTTATTTTAGAATCTTGAAAAACTTTAACTTGATTTTGGGATGGAATTCTATTACCATTATTTAATGAAACGGTTTTATCTTTAGCCATATTTTTATTTAAACTAACATTAATTTTTAATATTAACCTATTATTTACACTTATTTATATATATACTTGTTTTTTCTTTAAATACTGTTTTAAATAAATAAATAAACAAATAAATAAAAATGCAAAAAAAATCTAACTTTTTATAGTTGGATTTTACCTTGGCCCGTCACCCTAAATCCCACAATGAAATATCTACACTACGAGTGGAGCGTCCTAACTCCCGAAGACATCATCGAAATCACGCTCGATAAGCAGGCCCACATCCGCCTTATCGAGCACCACGAATTCTCCAAATACCATCGCGGGGACTCTTACGATTTTAGCGGCGGACTCGCCCTCAAAAGCCCGATTCACATATCCCCGCCTCATCGCGGCCACTGGCATTTGGTCATTGACCTTGAGGGTTATATTGGAGGCGTTAATGTTTCCGTGCGTCTTATCTGAGGACAGCGGAGGGATTTCCTTTGCGTCGGGCGGATATTCCAATTCCCGGCAACGCCTAAACATGCGATGCAGCGAACTGCTGCGGGCTGTCATGCCGCGTGATTCTTCGTCCGGCGCGATAGTTGATTCGGCTTGGTTTTCTTGCGTTTCACCCGGCGGCACGCGGCCTGCCAGCCCTACGCCGTCGCTGATCTTGGGGTCGTTAGGCGTTGCTACCGCTTCTCCGGGAACGGACGCCGCAATCTTTCCATCAGCCACATCAAAACCCATAAGAAACCTCCGATGAGCAATCCAGCGTTCGACAAACTAACCCCGTTCGAGAAAACCGTTCTACTTGAACTCGCAAAGACGCAGGCGTTCGCGTCATCCGCCTTCCAAGTTTCTTGTGCCGCACCCGACGAGAAGATTCCTCCCGCGAAAGAGATTCTAGCGAAAGCCCTCGACGACTCAATTCACGGCATACTTGCGACACTGGACAAGAATCAGGGATAGAGAGTCCTTTTCTGCTTAGTGCGCTTACAGCCCTTTCTACTTCGACGGTTGTATCCGAATACCCGCAACGCCTAACAATGCGCTGCAGCGAACGGCTACGGGCTGTCAC